GCACCCATACAAGCCCATGGAGACACGAACGGCATAGAGGACGGCCAATCTACCATGCAGCAGGAGAACGGCATGCAGATGGGCACGTATGGCATTCTGTTGAGGCTACCAACATGGAGCTGTGCAGGAACAGCAGGAACAAGAAGCAGGAACAGGAGGCAGCCTCAACAGAACGCACCCATACAAGCCCATGGAGACACGAACGGCATAGAGGACGGCCAATCTACCATGCAGCAGGAGAACGGCATGCACGAACGCCCAATACCCGAACAGACATTTTTTTAAAAACCTTTACAAACCTACATAAACCTACATAAACCAACGAAAAATGTAAAACAGACTTTGCAATCACTTTCCCTTTTCGGAATTTTGCAAGAATAAAACGCACCCATTTCAAAGTTTTTCATCCCGATTCACTTGCGATTCCGTTTTAAAGTTTGAAATTTGCAGAACCCGAACAAACTAAGAAACAATGAAAATTCACTTTAACGACATAACAAGCAATAGAGCATCCGAACCGTATGCGGTAATAGCATACGGCATGTTATTCTTAGTACATGGGGAAAACGGACAATGTTCTATTGCTTTTTTTTATACCCACATGGAAACCCCAAAAACTAAGAACACAGGAGCAACAGAGATTGAAAGCGAAGCAGTGAAGAACCTTACGGAAAAGACTGAAGCCATAAACGTTTCGCCAGCAACATTGAAGCTCTTGAACGCTGTAAGAACATTGAACGATGCCGAATGTGAAGTCATTAACGCCCTGTCTGCATGGTACGCAACCAAACATGAAGACATGCGCACCACATTCAAGCACATGGAAAGCATGGACAACCACCTTTGCCGCATCATTGGCGAGCGTGTCTTTGAAGACTTTGCAAACGTGAGCATGTAGGGCTGTTTGCCCTACTTTTTCAACTTCTTTGTAACTTTGGTTATTTAAATAACTGAAAATCAAATAAAATATTCAAAACAAAAAGGATTATCTAATATACATTATAAGTTATGCAAATATACTTAAAACCACCGTAAAACATAGTGTTTGTGCACTTTTTTTCGTGTTTGATGAAAAAAATACGCATAGCAAAGAACAAAAACGTTTTGTAACTTGTTTGTAACTTAAAACAACAACCATAACAAAAGCGAATCATCATGAAAGAGAAATCACCAATCAAACTAAGGCGCAAACCGTTGAAAAATGGCGGTTACTCGCTTTACTTGGAAACGTATTGGAATGGGCAAAGGACGTTTGAATTTCTTTCGCTATATCTGATACCCGAGAAGTCGCAATTAGACAAGACACGCAACCGCACAACAATCATCCAAGCGGAATCGCACAGGGCAAAGCGCATCATTGAATTGCAGAACGGCAAATACGGACGAGTGGTTAACGCTGACAAATGCACATGCACCTTTGCGGAATATACGCTAAAAGTTGGGGAAGAAAAAATCAATGGAACGAGGGATAATTTTTCAACAGTTGCCAAACGGATAAAACGCTATGGAGACATACAACTTAGAGCCGTAAATGGCGAGTATCTGAAGAAGATGGCGAAATGGATGAAAGACGAATATAAAGCAGCAACGATAACATTGCATTTCAGAACAACGCACCATGTTTTAAAGATGGCAGTAAAGAACGGCCTAATATCCGAGAATCCGCAGGAAACAAGAGATTTGAAATTGGAGAAGCCAGAAACAAGGCACAGCAATTACCTAACCATGGACGAGCTAAAACGCATGATGGCGGTAAAACAGCCAACACCATTAAGGCAGAGAGGGCAGGACGCTTTCTTCTTCTCATGTTTCACAGGTTTGCGCAGGTCTGATGTGGTTAACCTCAGATGGGCAGATATAAAAACAGGTGCGGACGGTTCAAAATACATGGAGATAACGCAGCAGAAGACGAGGGAAAAGGTTTTCATCCCTTTGTCCGAAAATGCTTTGGCCTTTCTCCCAACGATACCTAAACAGATGAAAGACTTTGCCAAAAGCAAGGTATTTGTGAGAGTGAAATTTGGCGTTATGTCGGCAGCGGTGAAGCACATGGAAGATGAAGCAGGGATAACGCACCATATCACATACCACACTTCAAGGCACACGGCCGCAACGCTGTTGTTGGAGCATGGAGCGGACATTTATACGGTATCTAAGCTATTAGGCCACACCGATATAAAAACAACGTCAATATATGCGGAAGTGACAAACAAAAAGAGGGCGCAAGCAGTTAACGCTATCCCTAAGATTGCAGATTTCACGAACAGCATGCAGAAACGAGAACAGGAACGAGAACAGGAACAAACAGGAGAGAAAAGAAAACAAACAGGATGCAAGAAAAGAAAAATATAACGAAATTACATTATATTCTTGTATTGTAAAAGTAAAACAGTTATATTTGCATCATTATTTATAACCAAAAATATTATATTTACAACTATGGAACGAAAATTCATGACAACTAAAGAGGTTGCGCAGTATTTAGGCTATTCACTTGTTTATGTGCGAGAGTTGACAAGGGCAAGAAGAATCCCATTTTACAAGATAGGGGGGCGATTGCTCTTTAAACCCGAAGACATTCAAAACTTCTTAGACCAAGCGAGAGTTGAGGCTATTCCGCAATCATTCTAAACGAGATAATTTTTGAAAAACCCAAAGAAACCGAACGGATATTTGAAAAACCGAACGGGTTTTTGGGTTTTATAAGACAGGGCGCGAATATGGAGAAAAAGAAAGACGGTATAATAGTACCAAGGTCGCTGATAAACCAATACAGGGAAATGTATTCCAAGAATGGGAAAAATATAGCGGATGAACTTTTGCACGGTTATATTGAATATTGGGAGACAGGCGAGAAGCCGAAAGAAAACGAGGTTACATATTGGCTATTGCAACCATATCAAGACATGGCGGACGCAATGAAAGAAAAGGCTTTCGCAGTAGCTGAATCAAAGAGAAGCGCAGCGCAAAAGAGGTGGGAGAATGCACATGCATCTAATGAGAATGCACATGCATCTAATGAGAATGCATATGCATCCGATGAACATGCATATGCATCCGATGAACATGCATATGCATCCGATGAGAATGCATATGCATCCGATGAACATGCACATGCATCTAATGAGAATGCATATGCATCCGATGAGAATGCACATGCATCCGATGAACATGCACATGCATCGGGTGAAAAAAGTGTAGAAATACCCGATGAAAATAATACGAATGCGACCGACAACGAGCATGAAAATTCGGTCAAAAATGAGCATGCATATGCATCGGGTGATATGCATATGCATCCGATGAACATGCATATGCATCAAAATGGCATGCAGAACAACACCACCGATGCATATGCACCTATTAGTATAGTAAAGTATAGTAATAAAAAGAAAGTACAGAAAGAAAAGACGGCATGCAGCGTAACCGCTGATGCCAACACGCCCACACCCACACCCAAGACAGAAGAAGAACAGAATTACGAGAAATGGTTGTCTACATACTTCCGCAAATTGTCTGTTATGGAGAAGCCGTTAACGCTGAAAGAGTATCGAGCCTTATGTGACAAGTTTGGGCAAGATGCTACATGTGAAACGATGCAAGATTTTGAGAACAGCAACAAGTATAAAGCCAAGGACTATAAGAGCGCATATTTGACGATGCAGAATTGGTGCAAACAACGTAAACGATAAAACAGGATGGAAGCAGAGAAGACAAAAGGACTTATGCCATACAACGAAGAACTTGAAAGCAAAGTCATAGCAACACTAATGGCATGCACGGTGGAGCAAATAAGGGAAGCCAGAGAGCAGCTAACCCCAAGTTGTTTCTACACACCAAGGCTGAACAGGCTTTACAACCTCATGTGCCAAGTAAACGAGAGGGGCGAACAATGGGATATATGCAGCGCAGCAACGGAAGCTCTAAAGACATGCCCTAACATATTGGATGCACCCTACATCGCAGAAGTGGCACAGGGCAAAGTGTTTTTCACGGTTGCCGAAATGTACATGCAGAACGGCATCCCATATTTGCGGCAATTAGCGCAAAAGAGAAATTTATGGCTGTTGGCAAAAGAGATGGAAGCAGCCAGCCTCAACGCAAGCACGGATGCAGATGAAGCCGTAAACAAATTGCGAGACAAACTCACAGCAATAACCAACGAGGGCAGAGAGACGGACATTTGCACGCTGAGCCAAACGCTTAAAGACTTGGGTAAGACCGTATGGGCAAACAAGAGCGGAGCGAACAGGAACAAAAGCACGCACACAGGTTTCCCATACTTGGACGCAAAAGGCGGTTTTCAAAATTCCGACTTGGTAGTTATCGCAGGGGCAACAAGCATGGGCAAGACGAGTTTTGCAAATAGCGTGGTGCTGAATGCAATCAAGCAAGGCAAGAAGATAGCGTTTTTCTCGCTTGAAATGACTAACGAACAATTAACGGCACGTCTGCTTTCGGCAGAAATAGGCATAGCGAGCAACAAGATTGCAAACGGCATTCTGACAGAAGACGAGTATAAGGCATTCGGCCAAGGATGGCGAAATTACAGCGCATTTGCCGACAACCTGTTTTTCTCATACAAGGCAGGAACGAGCATTGAGAACATAATCACAGCTACACGAAAGCTGAAACATCGGCACGGCATTGACGGAATTGTTATCGATTACTTACAGTTGATTGGAGGCAAGGAACGAGGAACGACACAGGAACAATTTATCGCACAATGCGCAAGACGTTTGAAAAATCTTGCTGTTGAGCTTGACATTTGGGTAGTGTTGCTTTCACAGCTGAACAGAGACAAGGATAACCCGATACCAACCATGAACCGATTGAGGGATAGCGGACAGATAGCGGAAGCGGCAGACATGGTGTTAATGGTTTACCGACCGCAGTACTACAACGAGCAAGAGGGCAAGAACCTAAAATACCCGAACCCACACGGAAGCACGGAGACGAGGGGAACGGCTTTGATAATGCTTGAAAAAGGGCGCAACGTGGGTGTTGGAAGTTTTGTGTGTGGCTTTGAAGCGAAAACAACGCACTTTTACCCACTTGCCACAATACCACACGCAACAGCACCGCAGCAAAACAGCGTGGACTTGCCAATTTTTTAACACCAAGAACAGCGAGAAGACGATGATAGAACAGCGAGAAGAAGGTAACGACATAATAACGGCCGACATCAAGGAAATGTTGGCTGAATTGGACGCAAGGTTAGAAGAACTTCAAAAAGGGTTGGAAATTCCTGAATGTTGAGAGGACTGACATTGAACAGGCAAGGCGAATCACTTTGCCTGTTTCGTTTATCATCAAGAAGCAGGAACAGGAGGCAGCCTCAACAGAACGCACCCATACAAGCCCATGGAGACACGAACGGCATAG